TTCGGTCACCTTGAGAAACATGTTTACCACAGTATCCATCGTGAACTCCCTTAAACGTACACCTCTGACCGTTTGATTTTGTTCCTTTACATGTAGATCCAGTATAAATCTCGGGTACGTCCCTGAGAAGAAGGTCTAGGGGAATACAATGTTTCTTCGAGATGATTTCTGCGTATTCGCTTATTATGTCATTTACCCTTGATTTAAGCTCTTCGTCAAACACGTTCACTATTTTGTCATAAAAGCTCATCCTTAGACTTACTACGTTCGTATTTTTTAAATAAGTCTTCAATCGAATTTTCCTTCTCTAAGCTCATTTTGAGTCGATTTTTCAGATCGGCAACTTTACCAGATGAATCAAGGTTTCTCTTTTTACACTCCTCTACGAGTTCATCCTTTTTCATGCCATTGAAAGATGGTTCTTTCTTCTTTTTAGGTGGTTTATGTTGACTGATAATCTCACCGAAGATTTCCTCTTTTGGGTTTTCAAACAATGGATCGAGTAAATCGCACACTGGATTTAGAAACTTGTTAACAAAATAATAGTGATAGTCAATAGGAATATTATTCTCTTCCACATACTTTGGATCCTCAGACTTCTCAAAAGCCTTCGCCTTAGGGTCATCTGTCTTGGTCAGTAAATATGGTACGCGATCACCCGATTGAGGCTCTGAACCCGGTTTCCTATCTCTCATTTTAATAACCACTTGCACGTGAGCTTGATTAATGTTGATACTTTCAGGGCTCAAAATTGATATGTTCTCTCCTTTGACTTTGTACGTATCAGAAAGAGACTGGCTCAGAATGAGTTTTTCGTTCGATACATCACCAGAAAGCAGCTCTATGGCACGTTCACGCGCAAGTTCCAGGGGTGGTCCAGGGTCGTTCGATGTTAGAACAACGTCGAGGAGTTCCTTACAAACCTCTCTCACATGTGGTGTATTGTCGCGACGAACAACTTGAAGACCCTTAATATCAATATAATCCATGTTCATGTTACCATCTTTCCCTTTCGTCCATAGTTTAGCGGCGTAACGCTTTTTAGAATACAAAAAGTAAGGCCAATAGACCTTCTCGAGTTCTAGATTATTTGGTTTCTTGAAGAGGGCGCTACACTCCTCCGCAGCTCTCTCACCCAACTCCCAACTATACTCGATCGCTTCCTTACCTTTACGATCACCTACATCAAACTCAACCATCACTGAATCCGTGTCACCGTATCGCACCTTAGCACCCTGGAAATTCTTCTCTACATAATTCTTAGTCTCCTCGATCATTTCTCGTCCTCTACATGTCGTCGTAGAGGCGATAGGTACACATGGGAGAATACCCTTACCTGCTCCCGTAAATCCATATACAGAATTCATGCTGATTTTATAGGCCAGTTGCTTACCGTTATAAATTTCCTTCATGAAACCCGTTGCGGCGGCCATATCCCTTTTGGCTTGCTTTCTGAACTGTTTTAGCTCTAGAAGGATCGCCGGTAAAAGGCTCGGAACATCTTGCGCGAACTTATACGTTTTTTCACCTACGTTAAACGTTTCATACGTCACACCGGGTATGTTACCGTAGTCCTTCTCATTCATCACGTACGAGGAATAACATAAGTTATGTGCCATCATGATCGATGGATACAGGGCTTCAAAGTCTAGAGCGGTGATAGGAGTATAATACGCCCCTTTTTGTGCCTCAAGAACAGTAGCACCTTCATAGGGCTCTTCGGGAATAGCCCCGTATCGAATTGTTGGTACCATGAATCCAAGTTCTCGTGCCTTTTTCGTGAGTTGCGAGAAGACCTTGATTTGCTGACCTCTTTCCACCAGGAAACAAAGAGGCACCCACGTAGCTTTCGCCATCTCGAGTAAGTTCAAAAGAGTACAGAGCTTCTTCATAAGTCTGTGTGGTAACAGTGTATCCTTGATACAGTACTCCGCAACTTCTCGTAGCTTCACGGGATCACCTTCTAGATACCGAGCAAACATTTCCTTCGGAGCCATGTCAATCTTTTGATCTCCGAGGTACAACTTGGAAACTTCATTCAGTTTGTAAGAGTCTAGTTTATAGCCCTTCTTCACTTCATGAAAGAGATCGAAAATAAACCGACCGCTCATGGGAAGAAGTTTAAGCATATTGTCACCCAGCGCACTCGAACTCAATTTTTTAATAGAAAGATCGCACGTCTGTTCCTTTAATTTTCCCAGTCTAAAAAAATCGGGGTCACATCCAACCATATGTGCGCGTTTGTAGATAAACTCAAGATCGAATCCGAAAATATTCCAGCCAGTCATAATATCTATGTCCTTTTCGTGAAGATACTTCTGAAACGCCTCGAGCATTTCTCGCTCGGTATCGAAGCTCAAAATTTTAGAGTCTTCTAAATTTGGATCCGTCTGTTTGTAACAGAGACAGACCTTTTCATATGGAATTTCTTCTCCAAACTTACACAACGAAATCGCAATCTGAAAACACGCATCATCTTCCACAGAAGCATCTGGAAATTTACCCGTCGAAGAATTACACTCGATATCGAACGAACCAACTACAAAGGGAGCGACGTCATCACGATTTACCGGCTTAAGTGACGTCCAATCATTACAGAAAAGATCGATATCTACGGTCGCTAGGTGTGAACGAACACATGAGTTACCCGTATCCAACCATCCAGTAGATTGAATACCCGTTCGGTGCATCAGGCGGAGTACGGGATCCAAGTTTGATTCGTATACTTTTAGTCGAACCATTCCCGTTGAAAGAGACAACATGTTCTTCAAAAAATAATCAACTTTGCGACGAGTCATCAAATTCTTAAAGTCGATCTTCATGAAAGCAAACTCTTCGTTATTTTGAAATCCCCAGACATCTTTGGATTTCATAAGTGAATACGATACGAGAGAATCAGGGCACTTTTTATCTATGGTGTTGTAGATTTCTTTTACTGTCTGTTGCGAAGCCCCACGCGGAAGTTTAACAAAAAAATAGGGTGTGAACGCGGTAGTCACACACACCGATTTACCATCTTCCGTCTTACCGAAAATACTCACGAGGTGTTCGTCGTCTACATCTCTCGCCTCCCATGTGAGTGCTTGGAGGACAACCATTCTTATTTATGTATAGCACGAGCCAAAATTTTAATATCGTTTATTAATAAATGTCAGCTGCTTTAATCGAGCTCGTGTCTGTCGGAGCCCAGGACGTCTATATCACTGGTCAACCTGAGGTGTCGTTTTTTAGACAAAACTATAAGCGTCACACCAATTTCGCTATGAAGCCCGAGCGTATGGACTTTATCGGTACCTTCGGTGCGAACAATGAAATTACCATCCCCATTCGATCTAAGGGTGATCTCATGAGTTACATCTGGATTGAGGATACGGGTATTTCTGCGATTAGAACTAACTCCACAGGTCTCTTTTCCCAAGACGCCTCCGGTCCCACTGAGTTCAGTCTCTGGATAGGCGGTCAAAAAGTTTCGCAACTCGATTCTCTTTTCATCCAAGGCGTACACAACCCCCTTCTTCGCGACAACTCCGCCAAGGCGTCATGTACTGTCACCACCAATAACCTTAAGGCGAATCATGGTGGTGATCACTTCATTATCCCCTTCTTTTTCGGAGAGGATTACACCAAGTGCCTTCCTTTAGTGGCTTTGCAGTATCACAATGTAGAAATACGTATTAAATGCAGAGATGGGTATACTCCTTCTGGGTCTCCCAAGGTTTGGGGTAACTACATCTATCTCGATACCGACGAACGTTCTTTTTTCACTGATAACGAACACGAGATTCTTTTCACTCAGACGCAATATCAGTTAGCCTCTAGTGGTGATACTGAATTTGATCTCACGTACTTCAACCATCCCGTAAAATCTATTCACCTCGTTTCGGGTAAAGCTACGGGTAACGACTGGGATACTGAGTTCAACTTTGGTAAGTCTACTCTTTACATTAACGGTACTCCCCTATTCGAGGATACCTCTGCCATTTATCACCACACGATTGTGCCCGAAATGCACAGTACCGATCTCCCCGATGATGTACTCGAGGATCTTCCCACGTTCACCTGGCCTTTCTGCTGCAACATGAGTAAGATGCAGCCCACGGGCACACTTAATTTCAGTCGCATAGACAACGCTAAACTCATAATTACTTCCCCCAGTGGAGGGAACTCGCTTCACCGCGTGTATGCCGTAAACTACAATATTTTACGTATAAAGCAGGGTATGGCTGGTGTCGCATTCGGTAACTAATTAGATACGTATAATGACTCATAAATCTTGTTCACGATCTCGAAGAGTATCGAGGTGGTGAAGAAGAGAATTAGGCATCCAGGTTTTCGAGAATTTCTTTAGTTTTATCATACAGTCGTTCGTAATGTCCCTTGTCTTTTACACCCATGTTCACGATGTCCGTCTTCAGAGTTTCCCATAGTTCGAGGCGATCTTTAAGAAAACGCTTAAACTTTTCGGGATTATTTGAAGACTTGAATCGAACCTTTTCATCCAGGAGTGCCTTTTCCATGGCTGCCAGTCTATTCTTCATATACATAGCTTCTCGTTCCTCATACGTAGTTCGAGTGACAGTCTCATTTTCCTTCTTGTTGATATTCATTTACCTTGTAATGCGAACCAATCTTTAAACTTGTATATGTGTTCAAGTAAAGTTTCCCCTTTATGAGATTCTGGAAAATGTTTAAAATATAATTCGTATACAGTGGTATTATTCGCATGTACCCACATGAAATATACGATAGCTGTGACGGCATTAAAAAGTAGATCTGGGTTATTAAAGAGTGATCTAGTTGGATCTTTGAAATATGTTAACAGTAAAAAAAATAATTCGAGTACAAAGATTGTGACTTTTTTCGTCCAGTGGTACTCTTTGGAAAATCTAATTCCGGTGAGATACAGTGATACGACGAGCGCTAGAATCATAGAAAGTTGTGGTGAATATGGTAAAACACCGACAAAGTACAGAATAGAAAAAAACCATAACCACCAGCTATAGACAAGAGTTTTGTCTTTCATATATTAAATATCAACATTAAATATATGATACCCCTTCTCATAATCGCAGGTATCGCGAGTTCTGTAGCGTACACTACATCAGGCAAAAATCTTATATCGTCGAAGGATGCCAAACGTTTGATAAAAAATGGTAAAATTAAGGCAGTCATCGATGTACGAACGTCTCTAGAATGGAAAGCGGGTCACTATCCTAAGGCACTTCATATACCCGTAAACAAAATAAATAAAAGAACAACATCAAAACTTCCCAGAAAAGGTTTACTTGTGTACTGTAATACCGGACAGAGAGCTAGATATGCCGCTGAAAAACTAGAAAAACTTGGTTTTAAAGATGTGTATTATATCGCCGGTTCATATACAAGTTTGTCTAGATCTCATTAAACGATACAATCGTTCCTTTTCTCTTTGCATAAATACAGTGAGTTCTACAACCTCACCTGTTAATTTGGCTTTTCCAGCCTGGCGCAACCATATGACTTGTTCTACTTTCGTGACATCTACACGAGACATCTTAGTGTTAGGTGACTGGCTGTGATGAACGGCTAGAACTAGGGCGTCCTTTTTTGTTTCTTTAGGGAGTTGAGGACCATCGTGACAAATGACTACATGAGCACCTGGGAATCCAGACACATGCATCCACCAATATTTTGGCGCACTCGATATCGTGAGTTGATCGTTTTCTTTTGCGTTTTGACCCACCCTGATGACTATATCATCAAAAGATGTGTATTCAAGCATAATAATTCTTATATTTTTTTCCTTATGTTGTATTAATGCACGTCGTATTACAACCAAGTCCTTCCGTAACACATAAGCTTAGAGTAACCCTCCCAAATAAAAGAGCCATCGATTTCGGCGAGAGAGGTGCTCAACATTACATAGATCACGGAAACCCCAGGCTCATGCGTGCGCATCTTATTAGGAAGGGTGCCATAGTTCCTAAGAAGTTACGAATAGAGACGGACATATACGAGATTCACCGAGAGATGTTAAACGTTACCGAGAGTAAAGATGAAGATTGGGAAGATTTTTTCAGAGCCGAGTATTGGGAACGATGGATACTATGGTCGTATCCTGATTTAAACAAGGCTAAACTCTTCATGACTATGCGAAAAGGTATTCTTTTCATGCCTACACCAGAATCACTATGGTTTTGTGAAAACGAACTTAAGAACCTGTAGATCCAAATCCACCTTCACCTCTGAGGGTCTCCTCGAGTAGACCAATTTCCTTAATCATAGGCGTCTCACACCTCTCCAAAATCAGTTGAGCGATACGATCACCCTTCTTGATTTCAAAGTCTTCCGTACCATGATTGAATAGGACGACCTTGACTTCACCGGTATAATCAGGATCTATGACTCCTGCACCCACATTAATACAATGCTTCACAGCGAGACCAGAACGAGGAGCTACACGTCCATACAGACCGTCTGGGATAGACAGCGCAATACCAGTACCTACTAAAGCTCGCCCCGCTTGGCACGGTACAATCGCATCTTCGGAGCTATATAAATCATATCCCACAGCACCATCAGAACCACGAGTAGGCAAACGAGCATCGTAAGAAAGTTTTTTGACCCCAAGAGGCATCTACTCAATACTATTCTATTTTCCTTAAGCTCATTGACGAACCTCTCGGAGACCATCCTTTCCGCATTCGCTCTCTAAACACGGCGTTCAGACAATAATACGGGATAGTGTAAAGAATTAC